AAACACCAATCAATGCAGTGATTAATCTTGTCAACAGGGCAATCGGTGCGATTAATAAGATCAGCGTAGATCTTCCGGATGTTGTCGGAGGCGGGCATATTGGATTTAATACACCAACCATTCCAACTCTGGCAAAAGGTACAGATAACTGGCAGGGCGGTATTGTACAGATCAGTGAAAAGGGTGGAGAGATTGTTGATCTTCCATCTGGCAGCAGAGTATATCCGCACGACAAATCGGTACAAATGGCACGTCAGGAAGCGAAGAAAAATATATCTGTCACAATTGCCAAACTTGCTGACAGCATTGTAATAAGAGAGGAATCCGATATTGACAAAATAGCTGAAGCAATTGTGAGAAAAATCGAACAGACAAGTGACAATATGCCGCAGGCAGCATAGGAGGAGATATGGAATACTGGTTAAAGAATAAAGACAAATCAATACAACTTCCTATAAGACCGGCATCATTCAACGTGACTTTTGAAAATACACATCAGACTGTTAATGTACAAACAAGAGGGGATGTAACAATACTTGGGAAAAAAGGACTTAAAGCGTATACGATTGAGTCTTTTTTTCCGGCGCAGGACTACCCTTTTGCAGACTATGCAAAAGACAGAAATCCTTGGGAGTATGTAAAAGAAATCCTCGAATGGCAGGAAACCCCTATTCAATTCATTATTACAAAAACAAAGATTAATAAAAATGTAATAATAACATCTTTTCAGTTCGGGGAAGATGACGGAACGGGCGATATAACATATTCAATCACTATGAAAGATTATCGTCCGCCAAAATATACGAAACCGTTGAAGGCGGTCCTGGAACCTGTAAAAACGGAGAAAAAGAAGCCGGAAAAGGAGAACAGCCGCTCAGACAATAAACCAAAGAAAAAAAACATACAGTAAAAGGAAATGACACCCTCAGGAGTATCGCAAAAAAATATTACGGTTCAGGATCCTATGCGAACAAAATCTACAATGCAAACAAGACTGTCATAGAAAAAGCCGCAAAAAAGCATGGACGTGTAAGCAGCGCACATAATGGTGTAAATGGCTGGTATATATATGACGGGACAAAGCTGGTGATACCATGAAAATAATGTGGAATGATGCAAAAATAACCGGTTATGTAACGAGCGTGACTTGGGCTGGGAGTGCTAAACAGGCAGCCAGAACAGTCGTGTTTAGTGTTGCATACAGCCCGAATGATAAAAATGTCAAGACTCTTGGCATAAAATTAGGAGACAAAATTGTATTCTACCCAGGATATCCGGATGATAAAAAAACGAAATTTATCGGAATTATTACCCAAAGAGAAAGAAAATCTGAAATGGGTGAGCTACAGTATACAGCAACTGACGGCATGATGCATCTCTTACGATCTAGCGGTACATACCGTTTTGCAAACAAAACCCCTGAAAAAATCGCACAGATGATCTGCAGAGACGTAAAAGTAAAGACCGGATCCATTGCAAAAACTAAGATGCCTATTGCGAAAATATTCTTTCAGGAACGCCCGTATTATGAAATTATCATGGCTGCATACACAAAAGCATACCGGAAGAATAAAAAGAAATATATCGCACAGATGAATGGAGATAAGCTGGAAGTAATTCAGAAAGGAAAGATCATTCCTAACTTCCATATCCGACAGGGGGAAAGGATCACAGACTCTTCGTATTCTGAAAACATTGATAACATGGTAAACCGTGTTTACATCTATAATTCGAGTAATCAGAAGATTGGAAGCATAAGCAATTCAAAATGGGCGTCCAGATTCGGTATTTTCCAGAATGCGATATCCGTAGATTCCGGAAATGGAATAAAGGAAGCAAAAGCAGAGCTGCATGGAGTGGATAAAACGGCAAGTCTGACAATGATTGGCGACTGCCGGTGCGTATCCGGCTTAGGCGTGATTATAGAAGATTTCAGGACAGGATTGAAGGGGAAATTCTGGATAGAAAATGACAGCCATCAATGGAACAGTGGAGTTTATACAACTACATTGGAGCTTGCGTTCAAGAATATTATGGACAAACAGGAAGAGGATGAGGAACAGGAAGCATCGTCCTCTGCCTCTTCTTCTGCTTCGGGAACCGGGACAAGCGATGCGCTGAACGATGTTTTGAACCAGGCAAGGGCATGGATTGGAATATCTGGGACAACAAATGAAGCTACGCAGTATTATGGATATAACGGAGTTGCCTGGTGCTGCATCTTTCAATGGTCTGTATTTAATAAATCAGGACATGGAAATCTCTTCATGGGCGGAGGAAAGACTGCAAGCTGCATTAATGTCACACAATGGTATCAGGCTCGCGGGAAATTTGGAAAAACTCCAAAAGCTGGAGCGTTGGTAGTCTATGGACCTGGTGGTGGAAGCCATATAGGCTTGGTGGAAAGTGTTTCCGGATCGGGAATCAACGATTATGTGTC